AATAACATATCTATAGCGGGAGTTCCGACTTTGTATTTGGCTTTAGCCCAATACCTTATCACCCTCCAGTACTTCATGTAATCATGAGAGGGTTGAACTCTATCGTAGTTCTTACGTATTATATTTGGCATTAAATTTAATTTGTATCTTTGCGGAAACAAAAGTACTAAATTTATGTCAAGCAGAAAAGATAGAAAAAGAAAAGAGATAGATAAAGCAAGAAAAGAGTCTATTGCAAAGGCAAAATTAAAGAGAGATAAAAAAGTTTCTTCTATTTCAGAAAAAGAAGCTAAGTTAGCGGATAAAGTTGATAAGCTTTCTAAAAAAACTACAGTTACTAAGCCAGCTGATAGAACTAAAAGAACAGAAAGAAAAGAAAGAAGAGCTGATAATAAAAGAAACAAATCTATTGATAAGCTTAATGCTTTTAAAAAAGAAAAGTCAGTAAGAAAAACAGCAAGAGCAGACAAAAGATTAGCTTCAGCTAAAAATAGAGCAGAGAAAAAAGCGAACAGAAAAAAAAGAAACATGGGTAGTCGTACTCGTTGGGACACTACTTGGAATTAAAAAATAATAACTATCTTTGTAAAATATTAAAAAATTATGCCAGATCCAAAAAAAAAGAAAGCAACTACTAAAACCAGAAAGAGATTGTTTGGTGGAAGTAAGACTGTTACTAAACATTCTGACGGAACTAAAGTAAAAGAAGTTAAAAGAAAAGATGGTAGTACTAAAAAAATTAAAGTTACTAAGAAAAACAAGGGAACTACTAATACTAATATAACTCAGAAGTATAATAAAAGTGGTATGTTAACAAAAACTAAAGTAAAAGATACTGACGGATTAAGTACTGTTACTAAGTATAAAAAAGACGGAACTTTAAAGAGAAAAAAAAGAACAGGTTTAGTTTTTGGAAAAAGATACTAAATAAATATAAAAAATAAATAAAAAAAATCATGCCAGATCCAGTAAAGAAAACTGTAGTTAAAAGAAAAAATAGAGTAACCGCTGTAAAGAATGCAGACGGAACTACTACTAAGACAAGAGTTCGTAGAGATGGTACTACTAAGAAAGTAAAGACTTATAAAGGTAAAAAAACGGTTGCATCTAAAGTTGTTAAATATAGAAAGGATGGTTCTAAGAAAAGATCACTAACAAGACCTGGAGATAAAACAGGAACTATAGTTAGGGACTTTAATTCAAAAGGAAAACAATCAGGGCCAGCAAGAAATAGAAAGAAGGTTGTTAAAAAAACTGTAAAAGGTATTGCTGTCGCAGCTGCAAGAACCGCAGGATCAGTGGCGGCTATGTCTGCACTATCACCTATTATGCCAGCAATTGCAGGTGTAACAGCAGCAGGTATTGCAGCTAACGAACTGAAAAAAGCAAGGCCTATAAAAGCTATGCAAAATGCAGCTAAGTGGATTAAGAAAGGAGTTAAAAATAAAATACAAACTGGAAACAGAAAAGGAATTACTAAAAAGAAAAAATAATTATGAATTACAAACAAGGTTACAATTCAAGACTTGATGAGTCATTAGCTGCTAAGAACGGAAAGAAGTCTCAATCAATGAAGTCAAGAAGAAACGAGTCTAAAGCTATGTCATCAAAAGATTACGGTCATGCATACGGTGGAGATCACAACATGTCTTACGAGTGCATAAGCAACGTAAAGAAAAAGATTGGATCTGCAATACGTAAATAATGGCTGGTAGAACTAAAAAGAAATTCCCACAAATTAAAAAGTCTAATGAAGGCAAGTTTACTAAGTGGGCAATGAATAACGGATTCAAAGATGCGTGTAGTGGTGCTTCTGCTGTAATGAAGAATACAAATAAGTATTCTAAGTCAGTAGTAGAAATGGCAAACTATGCTAATAATTTTGGATGTAAAAATAAATAATATGATTAAAGCAATAAAATGTAAATGGAACTGGTTATTAAATATGTTAATGTTTGATACAGAAAACTGTCCTTACCAAACTTGTACTTGTAAAAAGTAATTATGAAAAGAACTCCAACACATCAAATTAAATCAAAAGGCCTGGGAGATAGTATAGAAAATTTTACCAGAGCAACAGGAATAAAAACTGTAGTTGACACTGTGGCTAAAGCAGCAGGAAAAGATTGCGGATGTAATAAAAGAAAGGACGCTCTTAACAGAATGTTTCCTTACGAAAAATAAAAAATAAAACATGGCAACAATACCATTAACAAACAGGTTTCACACTACTACAGAAACTGTACCAACAGCTAATTTAGGATCTAAACAATCTAATTCTGACAGAGAATCTTTTTCAATGCAGGATGTTGTAGATACTGTAAATGTGGGTAATATAGCAGGAACAATAACTACAGGTCAAGTTGCTTTTGGAGCTGCTACGGCTAACTCTATTGAAGGGAATGCAAATCTTACAACTAACGGAACAGATTTATTTTCAGCAGGTCAAGTAAATTTAACTAATTTAAACATAGCTCCAGCTACATCTACTTCAGCAGGAGTATTGGGAGAGATAAGATGGGCAGCAGATGCTGTTTATTTTTGTATAGCAACAAACGTTTGGGTTAAAGCAGCATTAACAACATTCTAAAAAATAAATAAAATGGCATATCAAAAATTACAAACCAGAGAAGCTTTAGTGGTAATACCATCAGATGATGTTCGTATACCAGATCCTAACACAGTTGTTGTATTAGATTTAGGTAGAGGAGCTACAGTAGTTACTGGATCATTTGCTGTTGCAAACACATTAACAGGCATACTTACTAAGTTTTTAAGTGCAGGTATAAGCCCAGGAGCTATTGTATATAACACTACGGCAGCAAAGGCATACTATGTTGTATCTGTGGATAGTGACACTCAGATTACTTTATCTGGAGCTACTGCAGGAGGCGCTGCTGATGTGTATAGTATTTATACTAACGCTACAATTGGATGTACTTTATTTGTTGGTGGAACGGGTAATCTTAAAGTTCAGATGGCACAAATAAATGGAAACTCTGCAACTTTTGGAGGACCAGCTAATGAGGCGGTAACTTATAAAAATATTGCAGACGCATCTTTTTTACCAATACAAGTGGTTAGAGTAGATGATGACAGTACGGCTACTGACATTATAGCAATGTGGTAATATGCCTGATAAGAAAAAAACAAATGCTGTTAAACTTACTACGGTAGAAAAAAATAAGGCTCTTATGGCCAAGTATAAGAGAGAAAAAAATAATAAGACTAAAACCAAGAGTTCTAAAACTAATCGTACTACACTTAAGAAGAAAAAAAGAATGGTTGATAAGTGGGGTAATCCTACAAAACACAATAAAGCAACTAATAAGAATTTAGCTTTTGTTAAAAAGACTGGTAATGATGTTTTAGCAGGTAAAGATAAGGTTAGTAAAGCATTTAGTTTAGTTGCAGGAGCAGGAGTGTCAGGGGCATTAGCTAAGGTTGCTGCTGCAAAAAAACTTCATAATACTGCTAAGGTTATTAAAACAACCGCTAAAGTTAAGAAGGGAAATAGTCTTAGTTAATTTTATATATTTGCAGCTATGAATTGGATACAAACAAGCACATTAACAGAAGATATAATATATGTATCTACTTCTACAGAATTAAAAAATGACTAAAGATTTGAAAGATACAGTAGAAGTGATCGCTGCCAATGGAGGAGCGTTAGGATTAACATTAGTACAGTGTAATGAAATACTTCAATTTATTTCACTTACACTCGCAATAGGATTTACACTTTATAAGTTTATTAAGAAAACAAAGTAATCATGAAATATTTTACCTTACAGGAATTTGATTCCTCTGATAAGCCAGGCTCAGGTAAATATATGGATGATGATTTCTTAGAGATGATTGATTGTGCACGTGAAGAAGCACAGATTCCTTTTAAAATTAATAGTGGGTTTCGTACTGAAGCTAAGAATAATGCTATCTATAAGAGTTTAGGTAAGGATCCGATCAAATCCTCACACTTAAAAGGGTATGCTGCAGATATACACTGTGATAATTCACACAATAGATCAATAATAGTTAGGGCATTAGTAAATGTCGGATTTACACGTTTGGGGATTGCAAAAACCTTCATACATGCCGACAACGATTCATCTAAGCCTAACGCAATTTGGTTATATTAATATGGCAAAAAAAGGAAGAACAGGGAAAAAAGTATGTTGGGAGTACGGTAAGGGGAAGTACTGTGGTACATTAATATCAAGTAAAGAAACTTCTACTCATAGATACGCAAGAACAGAAAACGGAAAGATTAAGTCTTTACCTAAAAATAAAAAATAATGGCTAAGAAATTCAAAATACATAATATGTATAGTAAGACTGGTATTAAGAAAGTTGCTAAAACTATGAAGGATCATTTGTCTTTAAAGAAAAAAGGATATAATCATACGCCAAAGAAGAAAAAGTAATGGCAACTCCCAGGAAAGGTAAAGCAAAAGTAAAAGTAACTGCTTCTGGAAAGAGAGTGAGTTATGGTCAGGCAGGAAAAGCTAAAGGTGGTGGATCAAGAGTAAAGCCTGGTACCTCAAAAGGAGATTCTTACTGCGCCAGAAGCTATGGAATAAAAATGGGATTACCTATAGGTAAAAGAAATGATCCTAACACTCCCAATAATTTATCTCGTAAGAGATGGAAGTGTGTAGGTAAAAAATCAAGACGATGATAAAAAATATATTAGGAGGATTATTTGGTAAGGTACTTGATAATGCAGAAGGTATATTGGATGAGATTATAACTACCGATGAAGAAAGAGAACAGGCTAAGTTTGCTATAAAAAAAATTATGTTGGAAGCAGAAAGAGAAGCTTTCAATAAAGAAGTGGAAGACCGTAAAGATGCAAGGTCTTTATACAAAGATGATGCTATTATTCAAAAAATATTAGCTGCATTATTTACTATAGCTTACTTTCTATTAACCTACACTATGTTTAAATATTTTGTACTTCATGATGTTGTTTTATCAGAGTATGAAATAGGTTTTATATCTACAGTTTTTGGAGCCATGTCTGCTAAGGTTAATACAATTATTGACTTTTTCTTTGGAGGAAGCAGTAAGCAAAATAAATAAAGTTTATTACATAATTTTTTTTATCTTTGTAAAATATTAATAATTAAATAAAATAAAATGAAAAAAATTGAAGAACAAGAATTAAAAGAACTACAAGAATTAAATTCTGAGTTTTCTAAGTTAAAGATTAATTTAGGAGATTTAGAGTTACAAAAGCATGGTATTTGCTTAAGAGTAGAAGCAATAAAAAAAGACTTTGGAGCAGTTGAAGTAAAATTAATGGAGAAGTACGGTAAAGATTCTGTTATTAATTTAGAGACAGGAGAAGTAAAAGATAAAGAGAAAGAGGAGAAAGAATAGAATGTCAAGAATTGAATCATACGCTTTAGCTAACAATTTAAAACTTGGAGACAAGTGGATTGGAACTAAAGAAGGAACTAATGCTACTAAAAACTTTTCAATAGAAGAGGTTATGGAGTTTATTAATGTTACTTCTGCTATTGATTCTCAAACACTAAGATATAAATTTCAATATGTGGCAAACAATTTAGTCACAAGAGAAAAAGGTACAATATCTTTTGATCCTAATACTGGCATTATAAATGGAGCTGCCGTACCATTAAGTACAGTTCCATTTAATGCTGGGTTAATTGCTACTACAGGATTTTTATTAAGCGACTTTTCTTTAAAATATTTATCTCAAGGATCACCTACAAACATCGGTACTTTTTATCCTCAGTTAGTAGATTCAATAGTTTTTATTAGCAATACTCAGGATATTAGTGAGTTTGGAGTTTTTTCATGGAACTCTGCTGTCCCTAACACTAATCCTAATGAACCAGATTTTTATAGGGTTAAATTAAACCATTTAGCTTCTCAAGGCTCCTTCCAGCAAGATAAAGAATATTTTGTATCTTTGCTGAATTGGAACCCAACTGCAGTAGGTGGTGATAAGACATTTGTTTTTGATCAAGGAGTACCAGCATTAGTTTGGGTGGTGAATCATAATTTAAACAAGTTCCCTTCTGTTTCAGTAGTGAATACGTTAAAACAACAAGTGTACGGAAAAGTAGATTATATAAATAATAATAAATTAACAATAACATTTAACGCTCAGTTCTCAGGACAAGCGTTTTGTAATTAAAGAAAAGTAAAATGGCAATAAATTTTTTAGACGGAATAGATTTTAATGGAACAGAAATATCTAAGGTATTAGTAGAGAGTTTAACTTCAAATCCATCAGGAGCGGCAATCCAAGGTGCGGGACAAATTATTTTTAATTCAACTATAAATAAATTATCTTACTACAATGGAACTGTATGGGTAGCTTTAGATTCTTCTGGCGCTCCAGGTACGGTTACTTCTGTTAATGGAGGAACCTCTACATTTGTTACTAATACAGTTACTAATTCTACAAGTGCTGCGGTATTAACATCTACATTAAGTGCTACTGGAACTCCAGGAGTAGGTAATTTTTTAAGAGGTGATAACACTTGGGCAGCTATTCCAGCAAGTATGTCTTTTAACTTTTCTGATGGTACAAACACCTTTCAGGTTAGTCAAAATAACACTGTTACTGTAGAAAGTTCAAATAGTACAATATCAATTTCAGCAGCTACAGCTGATGAGCTTGACTTTAGTTTAGTAAATTCAGGAGTAGCTGCAGGTTCTTATATTTCTGCAAATATTACAGTAGATGCTTTTGGTAGAGTTACAGCAGCATCTGCTGGTGGTGCTGGAACAATGACTTCTTTTAATGTTGAAGGTAATAGTGGTAGTACACAAACCATTACTAATGGAGAAACTTTGTCTATTGATGGAGTAGGAATTATCTCTACTGCAATGACTACTGACACTGTTACTATAAAACATGGTCTCTCAGGTGTTACTGCTGCTTCTTATACTAATCCATCTTCACTTGCAGTTAATGCAGATGGTCACATTACTTCTATTACTTCAGGAGCTGCACCAGGCACAATGAGTTCTTGGAGTTTAGCTGCTGACAGTGGTTCTGCTCAATCTATAACTAATGGTAACACAGTAACTATACAAGGTTCTACAGGAATTGACACAGCTGTTAGTGCAACAGATGATTTAACAATTAACTTAGACTTAGCTGAATTACCTACAGCATCAGCTTTTGTATCTGCTAATGACAAAGTAGTTATTACAGATAATGGAGCTAATTCACTAATATTAGCATCATCAATACCAATTAATGATTGGGGAACTGCTGACGGTAATATTGCAATGGGTGCAAATAAATTTACAGGGCTTGCAGTTGGTACTGCTGGTACAGATTCAGTTAATTTATCACAAGTTCAAGCTTTAGTTGCAGGTGTTGGTGTATTCCAAGGAGCATATAATGCAACTACTAACTCTCCAGCATTAACAGGTTCAAGTAATATTGCTCTTACAACAGGTGATTACTTTGTTGTATCAGTAGATGGTACTAATGCAGTATTAGGAACACTTGAAGTTGGTGATTTAATATTTGCTAATAATACTATTGCAGCTAATTCTTCTCCAAATATTTCTAATTATACAGTAGTAATTCAAGACGCAAACATTGCAGGTGCAGGATCGACAGATGGAGGTACTGAAAAAGGTGTTGCTGGATTTGACTCTGCAAACTTTACTGTATCAGTTAATGGTTGGGTTAGATTAGGAGCTTCAGGCGTAACTGCTGGTAGTTACGGAACAGCTTCAACAGTTGGAAAATTCACTGTAGACGCTAAAGGGTTAATAACAGCGGCATCAAATGAAACAATAAGCATACCAGCTTCAGGTGTTATTAATTTCTGTAGTGAAGTTGAATCATGTATTTCAACTGCTACAACTAAAAACGGAATTCTTGGAGCTGGATCTTCATTTACTATTACTCATAATTTTGGAACAAGAGCCGTTCAGGTAGGTGTATACTTAAATAGTGGTAATTACGATACTGTTTTTGCAAGAATAACAAGACCATCTATAAATTCAATAACAATTTCAGTTGCATCAGCAGTATCAGCAAGTGCATTAGCATATAGCATAATTAAGGTAGCATAAATAAATTAAATAATGGCAATAGAATTTAAGGATTCACTTGTTATTGAGGGGGTAGCTTTAGGAACATTAGCATTTTCAAGTGCTACTATTCCGACTAATAACAACCAGTTAACTAATGGTCAGGGGTATGTAACTTCAAGTGGAAACACAACTATAGGTATTAATCAAAATAATACTCTTAATACTGCCACTGTATTTGCAACTTTAAATTTTACAAATGGTGTTGCTACATCTGCAACAACAAGAACTTTAACTCTTGCTAATCTTGGTATTACTGGTTCAGGTGGTAATTCTGCAAATTGGAATACTGCATACCTTGACAGTGTGTCAGCTATAACTGCTTCAGGAACTTCTACTACAACAATTACTTTAGGTCAGCCAGGTGGTATTATTCAAGTGTCATTTAGTAATCCTCAAGGTACAGTAACAAATGTTGCTGCTTCAGTAACTGGTAATGGATTAGCGGTTGCGGTTGCAAATCCAACAACTTCTCCCTCTATTGTTTTAGATTGGCAAGGATCTTCAACAGAATATATAAGGGGAGATGGAAATAGAAGTACGTTTCCAACAATTCCAACTAATAATAATCAGTTAACAAATGGGGCTGGTTATATAACCTCAGTACCAACGTCTAATAAAGGTTCTTGGTCTCCAGAAAATGCACAAACAATAGCTGGAGGTGGAGCTACTGAAACTCGAGTAACAGTTTTATTTGATACTCCTGAAATAACAGAAGTAGGTATGTCTTCTAATGCAAGTGGAAGTGAAGTAGATATTACTGCTGCACAATTAGTAATGATTAGCTTTAATTTTGCAAGTGAAAACGGTTCAGTTCCTAATAGATTGTTAGCTGGTGCAGTTGTGCAATACGCTCCAAATCGTGGTTCCTTCTCAGATATACAAGGAACACAAGTTTTTAATTATGTTAGAGGAAACGGTAGTGTAGATAGAGATAGTGGATCGGCTACAGTTTTACATAATGTAGGTGCTAACTCAAAAATCAGGGCTCAATTTTGGATACAAGGAAGGACATCAACAACATCAGCACTAATATCTCTTATTAGTGGATGTAGATTATCAATAAATCAAATCTCATAATTTTATTTTTACTACCTTTGTAAAAATTAATAAAAATTGAGTAATGGCAAGAATTGAAAACACCACCGTATATCCTACAATAGTACCATCAGCTGACGATTTACTTATTGGTACTGATGTTAGTAACGATAATGAAACGGTTACGTTTTTAGTTAGTAGTTTAACTGGAGGTGCAGGTGTACTTCAGGGTTTACAATCAGTTTTAAATACAGGTAATACTGCAACACAAAATATTAACTTAACAGGTAATATTGTTGTTGTTGGAACTGTATCACCAACTACTATTACAGCAGGAGGTGGAATTGGGACAGCTGGTCAAGTGCTAAGTTCAACAGGCGCAGGTTTACAATGGATTGCAGCATCAGGAGCAAATTCTTCTTGGAATGATACTCTATTAATAGGGAATACTGCTACTACAGCATCTGTTGTAAGTGGAACAAGTATGACATTTACAGGTGTAGGAGCTGATTTAATTATTGCATCCTCTGCTACTTTAACAGGTGTAGGAGTAAGTACTTTTACAGGAAATGTAAATATTAATTCAACAGATTTAATATTTAACTCTACAGGTCAAATAAACGCTGGTGGATCTACAGGTACAGCAGGACAATGGTTAGTTTCTACAGGAACAGGCTTACAATGGTCATCAACTATTCCAGGATCATCATGCTGTACATTACAAGCTACATTAAGTGCAGGTAATATTGCTAATAATATTGGGATAACATTTACAGGAACAAGTGTAACTACTTTTTCTTCTGGAAATTCAATTACATCTGCAGCAGCTAATGTTTGGAGTGGTAACAATACTTTTAGCAATAATGGAACAACTTCAGTTACAGCTGGAATATATTTATCAGGAACGTTGGCGGATTCAACTGGTGTAGTTGGTACGGCAGGCCAAGTATTAACTTCTACAGGAACTGGAGTGACATGGTCTCCATCTTCATCAGGAACAAATACATTACAACAAGTATTAAATGCAGGTAATGTTGCTACGGGAGCAAATGCACTTATAAATATAACAGGTTCTCTTACAGCAGGAACTATACTTGACACATCTTTATCTGCTGGAGCAGCAGGCCAGGTATTAAGCTCAACAGGTTCTGGGTTAGCTTGGGTTGCAACTACATGTTGTAATTTAAATGACACTTTAGCTGTAGGAGCTACTTCAGCTTTAAGTATTACCTTAACAGGTACTGCAAGTATTACCTTACCAACAGTTATACCAACAAATATACAGGCTAATGGATCTATAGGATCAAACGGTCAGTTTTTAGGAATTAGTGGAGGAATTCTAACATGGATCAATCCAAGTCTTGTAAATACCACTTACACTTATTCAGTTCCAGCTGCTACTACTAATTTAAATCTTCTTGATAACAATGGGAATAATCAAAATATAACATTAACGGGAGTTAATGGCGTAGTTATCACAAGAAGTAGTTCTTCTCAATTAGTAATAGCAAATTCTGGAATAATTTCACTTACAGTAGGTTCTCCACTTATTTCTGCAGGTGCTCCACTTACTACGAGTACTACTAATGGAGTAGTTACTCTATCGCAAAGAGTATACGTTGGAGGTTCTAACCTTGGTGTAGTTCCATCTGGAGGAACAAACACAACTTTTTTAAGAGGAGATGGTACATGGGTAATACCTTCTGGTGGATCTGTAGGAGTTACACAAGTGTTGTTAGGAGCAAGTGGCACATCGGTAGGACAACCTTTAACTGTAACTACTGTGGGAACTGTAGCTACTGTTAGTCCTAAAAGATATGCAGGGGGAACTTTAGAAGGATTTGTACCGCAGGGAGGAACAAACACAACTTTTTTAAGAGGAGATGGTTCGTGGGTAACACCTTCTGGATCAGGAGGAGGATCAAACAATTTTTCAACTAATTTTAAATTTGGAGTTAAAGATGTTAATATGTATCAGGAGTATTATTCTTATGGTAATATATCTCAAGGTTCATGGAGTCCAAGTGGTGCTGATCAATTAGTTTATGTAAGTACTTCTACTGGATCTGGATGGACTAATTCTCAAAAATTAGGAGCTACAATATATGGTAATGCAAATAATGGAACTTCTTCTTGCGCAACTGACACTCTTCAAAGTAATTTATGTGGTGGTGTCGTATCTATAGCTGGTACTTCTGGTGCTCCATTTCTTATAGAATTTTTTAAATATGATCCATGTAATGCTTCTTATACTCCTTCAAAAGTTGGAGCCGTATCTATTACTACTACTGGTACAGACAATTTAGTATGTGGTAATGTAAGTTTATCTCCAAATTCATTTGTGGGTACAGAAGCTTTATATTTTACTATAACACAATCATCATCAGGTACTGTAAGTGTTCAAGGAAGATGTGATTTAAGATGGGCATATACAGCAGTATAAAATAAAATAAATTAAATAAAATGAAATGGACATTAGAAAAATATCAATTGGCGCAGACTATAAGTCTGGCGCAATGCACTACATAGTAGGGCAAGACGTTTTAGGAGGATCTCATAAAATACATCTTATTCAATCAATAGAAGGATCATATAAAATATGGATTCAAAAAGGTGAGGTTGTTTATTTATGGAAAGAATTTTTAAATACACTACCAATATCATTAGAGTTTAATATAAACTTTTAATGAGATCTCCATATAACTTTATTGTTAAACCTTTAAATGGAAGAAGGTATGACAATATTAAAAAAATAGCAGACACTGAATTTATAACAAGTGTATCTCAAGAAGATCATGTATCTTCTAATCGTTTTGCTGAAGTTGTGGCATTACCTATAAATTATAGTGGTCCAGTAAAAAAAGGAGATAGTTTGTTAGTACATCATAATGTATTTAAATTTTATTATGATATGAAAGGAAGACAAAAAAGTGGAAGAAGCTTTCTTAAAGACGATTTATTTTTAATAGACAACGAACAATTTTTTTTATATAAGAATAAAGAAACTTGGATGGCTCATAGTAAATATTGTTTTATAAAACCCATTAAAACTAAAGACTCTTATCTATTTAAAAATTGTGAAGAAGAGCCATTAATGGGAATAGTTAAATATATAAATAAAGAGTTGTTAGACTTAGGAGTTTCTGTTGGTGATCGTATTTCATTTACACCAGATAGCGATTATGAATTTACAGTAGACGATGAAAAACTATATAGAATGTTTACTAATAACATAACAATGATATTATGATATATACTGTAGATAACTTCATAGATAAAGATTTATTTAAAATAGCTACAAATTATTTAAATAAAGGAGAATTTATAAAACATACTGTAGGTGAAAAAAACTTTTACGTTCAAGAGTCTCCAGAATCTTTTAATGAATACGTTTTAAAAAAATTAGAAATAATAGAGGGTAGGTCTTTAGAAAATATATTAAGTTTTTTTAGAGTATCTACAGATGAGTTCGATAATACTTGGAGAATACATTCTGATTTAAATATAAAAGGAGAAAAACCTGATAGAGCTGCAGTTATTTATATGTCACCCAGAGAATTAGAGGAGTTAAATGGAACTGCATTTTGGGAGCATGAAATATACGGTAATAGTTTACCTTCTTCTGTAACAAATGAAGAGTATGATAGAACTATAAGAGAAGACTCAGAGAACTTAGATATGTGGAGATTAATTTCTGTTTCTGGATATGAGCAGAATAGAATCATATCTTATCCATCTAATTACTTTCACAGTAAGTATCCTAACAAGTCTTGGAAAGAAGGAAGACAAGTATACGTAATGTTTTATAAATACAAATAATGGACATAAGAGAAATTAAATTAAGCATAATAGAGGCTGGAGAAAAAGCTGTTAAACAATTAGTTAAAGTAGCTAAAGAAGATATTATTAAGTATGAAGCTGAAGATCCATTGGCGGCCGATAGATTAAAAAATGCAGCAGCAACTAAAAAGTTAGCTATTTTTGATGCTTTTGAAATATTAAAAAGAATAGAAGAAGAAAGATCACTGTTAGATGGTAATGTTGCCGAAAGAAAAAATAATACACCTAAAGGATTTGCAGAATCAAGATCAAAATAAATTATATAAAGAAGTAACAAAACTTATTCCTAATACTATTATATCTAATAAAAATAGAGGTAGGTCTTGGTTGTATGGGTATAATGAAAAATACGATGTAGTTGTTATATCTAAAAATGGTCAGATAGGTTCTATTATTAATATTAATGGATTACAAATAGCCTTACCAAAACCTCCAAAAGAAATATATAAAAGATCTAAAACTAAAGAAGAACAGTATTGGGAAACAACTCCAATTTCTAAAGAATTAAATAGAGTTAAATCTATATTTCAATGGCATGAAACTCCAGCTAATTTTAAGTCTCAATGGGTAGACTATATAGAAGAAGAATTTAATAGAAGAGAGCAGGGTTATTGGTTTATAAATAATGGGAGCCCTACATATATAACAGGGACTCATTACATGTACTTGCAATGGACAAAAATTGATGTAGGAAACCCTGACTTTAGGGAAGCTAATAGAATTTTTTATTTATTTTGGGAGGCTTGTAAAGCTGATAAACGAAGTTTCGGTATGTGTTATTTAAAAATAAGACGTTCAGGATTTTCTTTTATGAGTTCATGTGAGGGAGTTAATCAAGCTACTATTACTAAAGATTCAAGAATAGGAATACTTTCCAAAAGTGGGGCGGATGCTAAAAAAATGTTTACCGATAAAGTTGTCCCTATATCAAAGAATTATCCATTCTTTTTTAAACCCATACAAGATGGTATGGATAAACCTAAAACTGAATTAGCATATAGAGTTCCTGCATCTAAAATTACAAAAAAGAATATGTTTAATCTCGCTGATGATGAACTGGAGGGATTAGATACAACTATTGACTGGAAAAACACTGGTGATAATAGTTATGATGGTGAAAAATTACAGTTACTATTACATGATGAAAGTGGTAAATGGGAAAGACCAGATAACATATTGAATAACTGGCGTGTAACTAAAACATGCTTACGATTAGGTAGTAAGGTTATTGGTAAATGTATGATGGGATCAACATCAAATGCTTTAGATAAAGGAGGTAGAAATTTTAAATCTCTTTTTGACGATTCACTTCCTTCTAAAAGAAATGCTAACGGACAAACAAAAAGTGGATTGTATTGTTTATTTGTTCCTATGGAATGGAATTTTGAAGGATATATTGACAGATATGGAATGCCTATATTTAAAACTCCAAAAGCTCCTGTCATGGGAATAGATGGAGAATTAATTAGTATAGGGGCTATAGATTATTGGGAAAATGAAGTAGCTTCTTTATCTCAAGATCCTGATGCGTTAAATGAATTTTACAGGCAATTTCCTCGTACTGAGTCTCATGCGTTTAGAGATGAAAGTAAACAGTCTATATTTAATTTAACAAAAATATATCAACAAGTAGATTATAATGATTCTTTAATAATAGATCATCATATTACAAGAGGATCTTTTTCTTGGGAAAACGGAATAAAAGATAGCAAAGTAATATGGTCGCCAAACAAACATGGAAGATTTTTAGTAAGTTGGACTCCTCCTCCTGGAATGGATAATAAGGTAATAATGGAAAGAGGAAAAAAGAAGCCAGGTAATGAGCATATCGGTTCATTCGGTTGTGACTCTTATGATATATCTGGAGTTGTTGTTGGTAAAGGATCTAATGGATCATTACATGGTCTTACTAAATTTAGTATGGATCAAGCTCCAGTTAATCATTTTTTTTTAGAGTATATAGCTCGACCTCAGACTGCTGAAATATTTTTTGAAGAAGTATTAATGGCGTGTATATTTTATGGAATGCCAATACTTTGTGAAAATAATAAACCTCGATTACTTTATCATTTTAAAAATAGAGGATACAGAGGTTATTCATTAAATCGACCAGATAAAGTATACACTAAATTATCTAAAACAGAAAAGGAATTAGGAGGTATTCCTAACACTTCTGAAGATGTTAAACAATCACACGCATCAGCTATTGAATCGTATATAGAAAAATATATAGGTATAGATTTTAATGGAGATAATCGTGAGCCAGGAGACATGGGAGTGATGTATTTTGGAAAGACTTTAGAAGATTGGGCTAAGTTTGATATAAGCAATAGAACTAAGTTTGATGCTGCTATTAGTTCGGGGTTAGCTATTATGGCTAATCAGAAGCACTTATATACACCCTCTAAAGAAAAATCAAAAATAAGTATTAACTTTGCGAGATATAATAATTCAAGCAATACAAGTCAAATAATTACATGAAAGACGTTACAATAAATATAAGGTCAACTGCTTTCCCTGATCAATTTGCTCCTGACAAAGAAAAAGCTAAAGTTGAATTCGGATTAATAGTAGGTCAAGCCATACAATATGAGTGGTTTAGAAAGGAAGGAAGTGGTTGTAGGTTTTATGATCAGTGGGGAGAATTTCATAGATTAAGGCTGTATGCACGTGGAGAACAGTCTGTATCTAAATACAAAAATGAATTAGCAGTAGATGGTGATTTGTCTTATTTAAATTTAGATTGGACACCAGTTCCAATTATTCCTAAGTTTGTAGATATAGTAGTTAACGGGATGTCAGATAGATTATTTAAAGTTAATTGCACTGCTATGGATGCAATGTCAGCTGAAAAAAGAAATGAATTTCAGAAAATGGTTCAGACTAATGTTGTAGCTCAAGACTTATTTAAACAAATAGAAAAAGACTTTCAGATGGAAGTGTTTCAAGTAGATCCTAAAACACTACCAACAAGTGATGCTGAAATGGAATTATATATGCAGCTTAATTATAAACCAGGGATTGAGATAGCAAATGAAATAGCTATTAATACCATGTTTAATGAAAATCATTATGCTGATACAAGAAAAAGAATTGATCTTGATATTACTACTTTAGGTGTAGGTATAGCTAAACATACTTTTCAAAAAGGAGATGGTATAAAGGTTGAGTATGTAGATCCCGCTAATGTTGTTTATAGCTACACAGAAGATCCGTATTTTAAAGATACTTTTTACTGGGGAGAAATAAAAACAGTTCCGATTGGTGAAGTTGTTAAAATTGATCCAACTATTACTCTTGAACAAATGGAAGAAATATCCAAGTATAGTCAGTCTTGGTATGATTACTATAACAGTCAAGCAATGTATAACAACAGTATGTTCTCAAGAGATACTTGTACTTTATTATATTTTAATTACAAAAGTACTAACAGTTTTGTGTACAAGAAAAAGAAAATGGCTGAAGGCAACTTTAAGACTGTAGAGAAAGATGATGAATTTAATCCTCCACAAGAAATGATGGATGAGGGTAATTTTGAAAGAGTAGAAAAAAGAATTGATGTTTGGTATGAGGGTGTTATGGTTATGGGAACAAACATTATGCTGGAATGGAAAATGATGGAGAATATGGTTAGACCTAATTCTGCTAACCAATATGCTATGCCTAATTATGTGGCATGTGCTCCAAGAATGTATAAGGGAAATTTAGAATCTTTAGTTAGAAGAATGATTCCTTTTGCTGATTTAATACAAATAAGCCATTTAAAAATACAACAAGTTGTAGCTAAAGTAGTTCCAGATGGTGTGTTTATAGATGCAGATGGATTAAGTGAAATAGACTTAGGTACTGGCCAGGCTTATAATCCTGAAGATGCATTACGATTATATTTCCAAACAGGTTCCGTTATTGGTAGAAGTTATACTCAAGATGGAGAATTTAATAATGCTAAAGTTCCAATTACTCAACTTACTTCAAACAGTGGACAAAGTAAAATGCAAATGCTTATTGGGAACTATAATCATTATTTAGGAATGTTAAGACAAGTTACTGGACTTAATGAAGCAAGAGATGCAAGTATGCCAGATCCTAATTCTTTAGTTGGGGTTCAGAAATTGGCAGCTTTAAATTCTAATGTAGCTACACGACATATTTTACAATCAAGTCTTTACATAACTAAAACTTTAGCAGAATGTTTATCTATAAGAACTGCTGATGTATTAGAGTATGCTGAAAATAGAGATGAATTTGCTATGCAAATTGGTAAATATAATTTATCAATATTAGAAGAGATAAAAAATCTTTATCTTCATGACTTTGGTATATTTATTGAAATGAGTCCAGATGAAGAAGAAAAGTCTCAGTTAGAAGCTAATATACAAATGTCTTTACAACAAGGTGGAATTGATTTAGAAGATGCTATTGATATTAGAACTATTAATAATTTAAAAATGGCTAATCAACTTTTAAAAGTAAAAAGAAAACAAAGAGCAGCAGAAGTTCAACAGCAAGAACAACAGAAACAAGCTATGCAAGGACAGCAACAACAACAACTTCAACAACAAGCTGCTCAAGCTAAAATGCAACAAACTCAAGCTGAACTACAAGCTAAAATACAAATTAAGCAGGCAGAGATAGCATTTGAAATTGAGAAACAAAAAAATGAAGCAGATCTTAAGCGCCAATTAATGCAAGTTGAGTTTAACATGAATATGCAGTTAAGAGGAATGGAAGAACAACAAGTTGATGTAAGAGAAAATAAAAGAGAAGATGCAAAAGCTGAACGTATAAGTCAAGCTGGAACTCAACAATCTAAAATGATTCAACAAAGAAAAACAGGAGGAACGCCTATAAATTTTGAGTCTAATGAAGATAGCTTAGATGGTTTTGATTTATCTGAATTTGATCCAAGATAGCTTAAAAAAAGAATTAAATTAGTATTAACTTTGCACAAATTAAATTAAATAAAATGGAAAACCAAGAAAAATTTATCGTCAAGGACGTTAGTGGGATTGAAAAATCCAAAGTAGAAGTAGAAGAGCAATTACTTAAGGAGCATGAAGAGAAGTTTGATCCAGTAAGTGAAGAAGAAAAAATAGATAAGGTAGAAATACCTACAGAAAAAACTTCAGCGCCAGAGTTAAATGACGCAGACGTTCTTTCATATATTAAAAATAGATACGATAAAGATATCGAATCGGTAGATCAATTGTTTGAAACGAAAGAATCAAATGAAGAATTACCTGAAGATGTATCAGCGTATTTTAAGTACAAAAAAGAAACTGGTCGTAGTATTCAAGACTTTGTAAGATTACAAAAAGATTACACTGATATGGATGGCGATCAAATACTAACTGAGTATTATTCATCTACAGAAGAAGGATTAGATGCAATAGATATTCAAGATATTATTGAGGATAAGTTTTCGTATGATGAAGACTTAGATGATCCTAAAGATATTAAGAAAAGTCAGTTAGCTAAAAAAAGAGAACTTGTAAAGGCTAAAAAGTTTTTAAATGAACAGAAAGATAAATATAACATTCCTCTTGAGTCAAGTGGGGATGGATTATCTGCAGATCAACTTGAGAATTTTAATAGCTATAAAAGTTATGTAGAGGAATCTACTACTGCAAAAGAAGCACAGAAGAAAAGGTATGATTACTTTTTAGATAAGACTGATGAGGTCTTTAACGATGAGTTCAAAGGTTTTGAGTTCAATATCGGAGATAAAAGTATGGTCTTTAAACCTGGTGATAACGAGGAGCTGAAAAGTAAACAGTCTAACGTAAACAATTTCGTGGATAAATTCATGGATAAGGAATCGGGACTGATGAATGACGCTAAAGGTTATCATAGAGCAATGTCAGTAGCTATGAATCTTGACAAATTTGCTGAATTCTTTTATAATCAGGGTATGACACAAACTGTAGAAAATGTTTCTAAAAAATCAAAAAACATTAATATGGATATGCGTCCAACCCCACAGAATTTTAGTAAAGATGGATTGAAGATTAGAGCTGTAAGCGATACAGGCAGTGGAAGTGGACTCAAAATTAGAAGTGCAAAAAAATTATAAATTAATAAAAAAGAAACAAAATGCCAGTAATTACACCCCCAGGCTTTGACTTGCAGCCAAGTGGCCAGCAAGTAGCCTTAGCAACAAACTACATCACTAACTTTGATTTTCTTAATCAGTATCTTCCAGATACATACGAGAAAGAATTTGAGCGTTATGGTAATAGAACAGTAGCATCATTCTTAAGAATGGTAGGCGCTGAAATGCCTTCAAACTCAGACCTTATTAAATGGGCTGAACAAGGAAGGTTACATACTAAATACACAGGAGCAACATCTGCAGCAGCACCTGGAGTTGCTGTTGACACATGGACTATCCCAGTAGCACAACAAAACCCACCTGCTCCAGCATCAAGTGCTCCAGCAAATGGATTTTCAGCTATTAGAGTTGGACAGACTCTTATGATCTCTGATGAGACTGCAGGATCTGTATTAAGTAACAAAGCAATTGTAACTGCAGTAAATGCAGCAAATGGAGCAGTAACAGTAGCTTACTATGAGGCAGGAGGAAAAACTATGTTAGCAGCAGCTAATTGTACTATCTTTATTTACGGTTCTGAATTTCAAAAAGGAACTTTAGGTATGGCTGGATCAATAGAAGCTCAAGACCTTATTTTCCAAAATTCTCCAATCATCATCAAAGACACTTACGAAGTAAGCGGTTCTGACATGGCACAAATTGGATGGGTTGAGATTCAAACAGAAAACGGAGGTACAGGATACCTATGGTACTTAAAATCTGAGCACGAAACAAGACTTCGTTTTGAAGACTATCTTGAGACTGCAATGGTTGAAGCGGTTCCAGCAGCAGCAGGTTCTGGTGCAGCAGCAATTGCTTTAGGTGCAGCAGGAGGTATGGGTAACAAAGGTTCTGAAGGAATTTTCTTTGTAGTTAATAACAGAGGAAATGTTTGGAATGGAGGTAACCCAGTTGCTCTTGCAGGATTTGACAGTGTTATCCAGAGATTAGATAAGCAAGGTGCTATTGAAGAAAATGTTATTTTCTGTAACAGACAATTCTCATTTGATATTGACGATATGTTAGCTGCTCAAAACTCTTACGGAGCTGGAGGAACTTCATACGGTTTATTTGATAATGACGAAGAAATGGCTTTAAACTTAGGTTTCACAGGATTCCGTAGAGGTTATGACTTCTACAAGTCTGACTGGAAATACTTAAACGATCCTACAATGAGAGGTGGTTTAACAGGAGGAGCAATCAATGGACTTATGGTTCCAGCTGGTTCAACTACTGTATATGACCAAATCTTAGGTAAGAACGCTAAGAGACCATTCTTACATGTAAGATACAGAGCTTCTGAAACTGAAGATAGACGTTACAAAACTTGGATCACTGGTTCAGCTGGTGGAGCAAGAACATCTTCTTTAGATGCAATGACTGTTAATTTCTTATCTGAAAGAGCTGTATGTACTTTAGGTGCAAACAACTTCTTCTTATTTAGAGATTAATAAATAACAATTATGAGGGGAGGAGAAATCCTCCCCTTTTTTTAACTTTAATTAAATTATATCCAATGAAAAAAACAAAAACCGCTGTTACAAAACAGTACAGATTAAAAGGAGACGTGGCGCCATTATGCTTCATGTTAGCCTCAAACCACAATAAAAGAACCTCATTACTTTATTTTGATGAAGAGAAAGGAACAAACAGACCTCTTCGTTATGCAAGAAATCAAAAAAGCCCATTTGAAGATGAGCAAGATGGAAATGCTATTTTAGAACCTGTTGTATTTGAAGATGGATTCTTAAGTGTAGATAGAGCTAATCAAGTTCTTCAAGAATTTTTACATTATCATCCAGGTAACGGAATGATCTTTGAAGAAATAGATAATAAAAAAGATGCTGCTGAAGAATTAGAAATTGAAGAATTAATTTTAGACGCTCAACTTTTAGCAAGAGACTTAGATATTGCAATGCTTGAAACAGTAGCAAGAGTTCTTATTGGTGCTAATTCAGACAAACTAAGTACAGCAGAACTTAAAAGAGATATATTGGTTTTCTCAAGAAATTATCCTGAAGAGTTTATTGACGTATTAAATGATCCTGCTTTACAAATGTATGATGATGTTGTTCAATTTTTTGGAAGTCAATTAATCCAACTAAGAAATCAAAACAGAGATGTATACTTTAACTTATCTAAAAATAAAACTAAAATGTTAACAGTACCTTATGGTGAAGAGCCTAATGATATTGTAGCTTCTTACTTTCAAACAGATGATGGAGTAGAAACTTATAAGCTATTAAAAAACAATATGAATAAGAAAAAATAATTTCTTATTATATACTACAGAAAGAGCACCTTAATAGGGTGCTTTTTTTTTGTTTATCTTTGTACTTTATTAACCCATTAAAAACTTTTTATAAAATGGAAAAATTCTTATCAATCCCAGTTACAGGCGCAGGGAACGTTCTTTTGAACGTAAATGAAGTCCTGTCAGTAACAGCTGCAACCGCAACAAATGTAGAAACAGTTATTACTTACCTTAACGGTAACACTGCAACAATTACAGCGGCAGCTCAAGTAGCATTTAGTGTTAGAAAAGAAATTCAAGACGCAATGGTATTTGCTCTTCAAACTTCTTGGACAAGAGTAGTTTACAAAGTAATTCCTTCTAAAGCTGTTTCTGCAATAGTAATAGCATAATGGGAAAGTTTATTAATGTGCCTCTCCCGCTTTACAGTGTAACAGCGGACATGGCTACACCAGCTATAGCAGGAACTTCTTCGGGAGCTGCGACTGGTAAATTAACTTTCGCTACAGGTGGCTTTAATGCTACGGTAGCAGTAGGATATGTAGTTTTAAATACTGCAACATTTACTGTGTCTACAGTAACTGCTGTAGATAGTGATACTGTTTTAAGTATTTCTGGAAACGGTAACGCTACTTTAGAAGCTTCAGGAGCTACATTTAAAATATGGTCTGCTACAGCTGCTTTTGAATTTTTAGTTGCTTCTGGAAATTTTAAAACTGACGTTAGAGTAGGCGATGTTGTTGTTAATTTTACTTCTGGTAGAACTGCTACAGTTGCTAAAGTAAACAGTGACATTTCATTACAATTAGATCGTGTAATTTTTGATGATAATGGTAGTGATGCTGCTGTCGTAATATCTCAAAATGGATTTGGAGGTAGATTAGTTAACATAGAAAATGTTCTTAATTCATCTCCAATAATTGGAGGCGCTGGAACTGCACCTGTTGAATTAACTTATAGAACTAAAACTGCAGCTACTGACACTCTAACTATTAATATCTCAGAAGCACAAGCTAATTATAGTTGGCAAATGGCTTTTGAAGAACTTATGATTGACACATTAGAGTCTAACTGGAAACATATTGTAAATGAAATGCCTTTAATTGCTTCTCCTTCAGGATCGGGAGCTCCAATATTATATGCAACATCTGTGACTTTAGCTTAAGTTATATTATATATATTAACAGAGGCCTACAAATAAAGTGGGCCTCTTTTTTTTTATTATCTTTGTAAAAATGTTTAAATAATATGGCGGCATCAATAAACGAAGTAAGAAATACTGTATTAGCAATAGCGAATAAAAATAACTACGGATATATATCTCCACAAGACTTTAACCTTTATGCAAAGCAAGCTCAAATGGATATGTTTGAGGACTACTTTTATTCATATAATAATTGGATCAATAGAGAAAATGGAAGAACTTCTGGAACAGGATATGCTAATATAACAAAAGGATTAGTTGAGGTAATGGATGGTTTTTCTACTCAAGTTTTTTTAGGTCAAGCAAATGCAAATACATTTAATTTGCCTAATGATTATTATCTAATAAATAAATTATTTTATTATTCTACTGTTTTATTTACAGGAACAGCAACAGGTGTTAATACTAATCAATTAATAGATGCTGCAGCTGTAGGATGGACTACAATACCAGCTTCAGCACCAACGCCAAAAATAGGTGCAATAGTAGTAAATACAAGTACGCTACAACAAGCATATATAACTGGGGTAGTAAGTACTAATACAATTACTTTAAGTTCTGATATATTTTTAGCAGTAGGAAATAGTTATGCTATATATTCTAATACTAATATTAGAGAAGTAGAAAGAGTAAATCAAAATAAAATATTTCTTTTAACTAATTCCATGTTAACAGCTCCAAATAAAACATATCCAGCGTATGTACTGGACGGAAATATAATTACAGTATATCCATCTACTGTTTTAAATGTAGGAGATATACAAGCACAATATATAAGATATCCACTTTCTCCAAGATGGACTTTTCAAAATTTATTATTAGGAGAACCACAATTTGATCCTAATCAAGCTGACTTTCAAGAATTTGAATTACCAGATTCTGACGAACCTACTTTGATTGCAAAGATTTGTCAGTATGTAGGAATAGAAATTAGAGAGGCTGATGTTTATAATTTTGGATCAACTGAAGAAAATAACGATACACAAGAAACAAGTTAACTATGGCATATATTACAGATTATCAATACTACGAAAATGGAGGAATAGTACCTGAAGATGCGAATTGGGGTTCTTATCAATATGTTACATTAGAAAATATTGTAAATAATTTTATGTTAATGTATCAAGGTAATAATGAATTAATTAATAACATTAATCGTTATCAAGTATTATTTCATGCAAAAAGAGGAGTTCAAGAATTGAACTATGATGCAATGAAAGAAATAAAAATATTAGAGTTAAGGGTGTGTGATCAATTAAGATTTATATTACCACAAGATTATGTTAACTGGGTAAGAGTTTCAGAAATGAGAGATGGAATGTTATTTCCTTTAACTGAAAATATTCAAACAAATTGGAGCGGAGCTTACTTGCAAGACCATGACTGTAAAATATTATTTGATGTAGATGGTAATGTTTTAAAACCTCATAATTCTGTCTTTGATATTGCAAGATTAGCTGGTCAACAAAAAAATATGTATTTAGGAAGTGGTCCTTATAATGGTCAAATGGGTTATTGTTGTGATGGTAACTGGGCTTTTGATTATAATGTACAAGGAAGATTTGGTTTAAATACAGAAACAGCAAACATAAACCCTACTTTTAGTATTAATAAAAAGGGAGGTGTAATTAATTTTACATCAGTAATGGCAGGTAAGTATGTGGTATTAGAATATGTTTCTGATGGAATGGAAAATGGTGATGACTCAAGTGTAAGTGTAAATAAAATGTTTGAAGACTTTATTTATGCATATATTAAATATGCTATTTTAAACAGTAAACATGGAGCGCAAGAATATATTATTAATAGAGCAAGAAAAGATAAATCTTCTTTATTAAGAAATGCTAAAATAAGATTAAGTAATATACATCCAGGAAGACTTTTAATGAATATGAGAGGTCAGAATAAATTGATAAAATAATATGGCTAAATCATCAACTAATTTCATAGGTGGTAAGATGAATAAAAGCGTGGATGAACGTTTAGTTCCACCAGGTGAATATATAGACGCTCTTAATGTACGTTTAGGATCTACTGAAGCTACTGAAATAGGAGCTGTAGAAAATTCTAAAGGTAACACTGCTCTTACAGCAGTTCAGTTTTTAGGAGAAAACATAAGTCCATCAGCAAGAACGATTGGTTGTTATGAAGATGGGGTTAATGAAACTCTTTACTGGTTTATAACTGATCCTGATAATTCACTTTCTATTGTTACAGGTAAAGTTGATTTAATAGTTTCTTACAATACACAAACATCTACGTTAGTGTATCATGTTATTAGTACTCAAGTTTTAAATTTTGATAAAGAATTTTTAATTACAGGTGTTAGTAAAATAGAAGATCTTTTATTTTTTACTGATGATTTAAATCCTCCAAGAGTTATAAACGTACAAAAATCACCACCAGGATATTTACTTCCACTTCCTTCAGGTTTAGATCAGTTAGTTGAAGAGGATATTAGTGTAATTGTAAAGCCACCTGGCTATGAGGAATATGGTGTAGGTACACCAGGGATTCGTCCTTTAGCAACTCCTTCTGTACAATTAATTAATATTGAACCACCTACAGCAAATAATGTTTTATTGCCTGATGAAATAGTAGTTGGAGGACAAGAAAATTATATAAAGACAAGATTTTTATCTTTTGCTTATAGGTATAGATATGAAGATGGTGGATATAGTGCTATATCTTTATTTTCAGTTCCCGCATTTCAACCTTTGACATTTGAATTTAGTATTCAAACCTATTTAAATGCTGGTATGTTTAACAGATTTAATGCTTGTAATGTTACTTTTTCTACAGGACCAAAACAAGTAGTAGAAGTAGATTTACTTTACAAACAGACCACAAGTAATGTTATATATGTAATTAAAAGATATAACAAAGTAAACGAGGGATGGGCTAATAATGATTTTAAGACTATTTTATTTGACAATAGTGAAATATATACTACGTTAGGATCAGATGAATTATTAAGATTATATGATAATGTTCCAAGAATTGCTAAAGCTCAAACTATTCAAGGAAATAGATTAGTTTATGGTAACTACATAGATGGGTATGATATTAAAGATGCTCCAGATGGAAATGAAATAAAAATAACTTATAATACTCAACCATTTTCAGAAGAGATTTCAGGTGTAACATTAGGTGATGATACTGTTCCTAATCCTTTTCTTTCTACTTTAGCTTATACTATAGGGCCAGGGGATCCAGGAGTTGACTCTGTAATTACATGGGATTTATCAAAAGTAGATGTTGATTTACCAACTGGTATTCCAGAAGGCGTAGTATTTAACTTTAGATTTGAAATGTCTTCTCAAACTGTAACTTCAAGTGGATATACTCAAGAATCTCCGTTTACTATAAGTATGACATATACTGTTGCTACAATTGGTGGATTTCCTAATGTGGCTGCTATGTGTGCATCAACAGAATTTAAAAATAGAATTGGTGGCTCATTAGCTCAAAATCAAGGAACATTGGCTCAAAATCTTTATCCTTGTAATAACTCTGATCAAGGGACAACATTAACAGATAAATTTTATTCAGAAGCATTAGCAATAGAACCATCAACAGGTTTTGAATTAGTAAATGGTGGTAGATTTACTGGAGATACCTGTGTTTTTCCTACAACATCTTTTCCTGCTCCTTGTACTTCTACTGCTTTTGGAAGTGGAATAACTTATTGTGGTCCACAAGTACCTCCATTAACTGTTGCTTTAGGACCTTGTACAGCAGGGCTTTTAACAGATGAGAGTGGTGTAGATTTTACTGATACCACTCAATATCCACCCCTTGGCGTTTTAGCTGGTGATATAGTTAAAGATAATATAACAGGGTTTATAGCAACAATTTCAGCGGTTACCGCTACTACATTAACAATAGCTAATATAACACCTATTGCTCCTGCTGTACTTCAAGATGCTGTTTCATTATTAGAGGTTTCAGGTCGTTCATATCAACTGTTCCCAGGTGGAGCGGGAACTGCCCTTTGTTCTCCTCAAGGATTTGAATACACTTCTGATGCAACTACTCCAGATGGATTTAGTCTTGCTATCCCTGCTACTCAATATTATGATGCTGGTGGCCTAAGTAACTTCTTATTTTATGAGTTTGTTTTATATGGATGTAGTGCTGGATATATTCTGGATGCAGATCAAGGTAGTTTACATTCTAACAGAGATTATGAAACAGGGGTTGTATATTTGGATAATCAAGGTAGAGCATCTACTGTATTAACAAGTGATAATAATACAACATTTTTTGATCCTAAGACTTCAGTATATAAAAACAAAATAAAAGTAACACTTGAAAATAAACCTCCTTATTGGGCTACTCATTATAAGTTTGTAGTTAAACCAAGTGAAGGAACTTATTTTACTGTATTCTCTAATATATTTTATGCTCAAGATGGTACTGGTAAAAATGAAGCAGGTTATAGTAATGAAAACGATCCAAGTTTAGTATGGTTTCAATTAAATGGTAACAACCAAAATTTAATAAAAGTAGGTGATGAGCTTATAGTAAAAGTTGATACTGCAGGTCCAATTCAAGACGAAGAAAAAACTACAGTATTAGCAGTTGAAGGCTTTGGATCAAAAGGTATTACGAATAAATCTTTAGCTGGATTATATATGTTACTTAAACCATCTGGCTGGACTATTGAATCTCAAAAGAAAAGTTATTATAGAGGAAATAAAAGTAAAGACGCAGAAGATAGTAAGGGATCTGATAGATATTCATCTGGATGTATTTCTAATTATTCTTTAAATGAAGATGAATCGGTAACCCCTCCAGTTCCTTATGATATACCTGCTGGATCAACTATTAGAATAAAAATTAGTAATTGGAGAGGTGGTGGTGGTGGAAAATGTGATAGTAAAAGATTACGATATGATAAAAGTTTTGTTTCTACAACTGACTACCCAAATTTTTATACATGGGCAGTAGGTGATGACTTATTAAGTCAAATGAATTGTACTAATGCAGATGAATGTTTTGAAACTGAAATTGAGTTTAGGAATACTTTAGGTACAACTACACTTTTAACAAGTCCATTTCTTCCTTCCTTAACAATTAGTTTTAGTTCGGGATGTGTGAATGATGCTTTTAAAGCTGTGTGTTCAGTAAGTGAAGAGCCATCAGGAGCAATGTATTTTGTTAATTCTTGTGGCATACCCAGATGTTGGGAATGGACAGAATATTATAATGGTCATTGTTCTACTCTTATTGAAGTAACAAGAGGGGGATCGTTATTAGTATGGGAAACAGTACCTCAAGATGCAGATCCAAACTTGTTTTATGATGCTTCTGATTTATTAGAAATTGATGTAAATCGAAATCATCAATCTGAAAGAACTTTTTCTTTAGTACCAAGTCCTGGATATAGTTTAGATGATGGAGGTCAAGATCAAGATTTTGCTTTAGGTGTTCCTTTGATTACAGATTTAGATTTTATAAACTGTTTTACTTTTGGGAATGGTGTAGAAAGTTTTAGAATTCAAGATAGTCCTGTAGGTAAAAGTTTTAATTTAGGAGAAAGAGTTTTAGCCGTTTCTAATCAAGACTTTAAAGAGGCAGATCGGTTTGCTGGATTAACATATAGTGGCGTTTATAGTGATTCTAATAATTCTAATAATTTAAATGAATTTAACTTAGGATTAGTGAATTATAAAGACTTAGAAACTTCCTTTGGACCTATACAAATATTACATTCCAGAGAGACAGATATATTAGTTTTACAAGAAGACAGAATATCTTATGTATTAACAGGTAAAAATGTTATTACAGACTCTACAGGTGGTGGGGCAATTGCATCAGTAAAAGAAGTATTAGGTACACAGGTAGCGAGGATAGAAGAATTTGGTATTAGTTTTAATCCTGAAAGTTTTGCTGTTTGGGGAAGTGAAATATTTTTTACAGATGCTAAAAGAGGTACTGTACTTAATTTAAGAGGTTC